GAGTGATTGGCATTATCAGCTCATTGACCGTGACGTGGTGAGTTACTACCCGAATATCATCCTGACCCAAGGGCTTTATCCTGCACACATGGGGCTTGAGTTCCTAGAGGTCTACCGTTCGCTGGTAGAACGCCGTATCACTGCCAAGCGTGAGGGCAATAAGGTGATGGCTGACGCACTTAAGATTTGCGTCAATGGCTCGTTTGGTAAGCTTGGTAGCAAGTGGTCCGTGTTGTACTCACCTGACTTACTAATCCAAGTGACGTTGACTGGCCAGTTGGCATTATTGATGCTGATTGAGTCATTAGAGGAAGCTGGCATTGAGGTCGTGAGTGCTAATACCGATGGTGTGGTTAGCAAGTGTCCTACATCTAAGCTGAACACGCTAAATGACATTGTGATGGCGTGGGAGTTTGTATCAGGGCTTGAGACTGAGGAAACTAGATACGATGCGTTATACAGTCGAGACGTAAACAACTACCTTGCTATTAAGCCTGACGGTTACATTAAGACCAAGGGGACGTATGCGACTACTGGGATTGCTAAGAACCCGAATAGCACTATCTGTGTGGATGCTGTCGTTGAGTATCTAACTAATGGCGTACCGATTGAGCAGTCAATCACAAATTGTTTAGACGTCCGTAAATTTCTTACGGTACGACAAGTTAAGGGAGGGGCTGAGTATGACGGTCAATACTTGGGTAAGGCGGTACGCTGGTATTATGCTGCTGGCGAGACTCGTTTCATTTCGTACAAAAATAATGGTAACAAGGTTGCTCGCAGCGACGGGGCTAGGCCTTTGATGGAGTTACCTGAGTCACTACCGAGTGACATTGATTACCCTTGGTACATTGCTGAAGCCAAGGACATTTTAGCTGACGTGGGGATATGATGGATAAAGACGAAGCATTAAAAATGGCGATTAATAAGTGGCAAAATAACTTTGCAGATGAAAGGCATAATAACCAAGCCGAAATAATGTATTGGTTTAATCAATATAAAATGGCTTTCAATGAACTGCTTAACGCTTGCAAAGAAGCATTAGAACAACCAGCGCAAGAGCCTGTGGCTTGGATGTATTATGAAAAAGTTACTACGTCAAAAGAAAAAGCAGAAATATATGTGAAAAATCCAATCCCACTCTACACCCACCCTCATCAAGATAAAACAAGTCCATCGAAGTGGACTGCATTAACGGATGATGAGATACAAGAATTAACGCATGATGGTGTTGCAGATGAATACGATATTAAATTTGCCCGTGCTGTTTTAGCCAAAGCAAAGGAAAAGAATTATTATGGACCAACCTAAAGAAGTACCTATCGCTATCGTTGCGATGGAAGATGGCCGTATTATTTTAGAGTTGCCAGGCGGTGGCTATGAGATTAATGAGCTTGAACGAATTATTGCTAATGCTAAGTTGGCAATGGCTGACACTAGAGGAATGATGTTAAATTAAGGAGCTACAAAAAATGAATGACCCTAAATATAAATTTGGTGAAAATGATAGGTTATATCACCGTTTTGGTGAATATTTTATTGATAAAGATGAACCTGTTATGGTTTTGAGGGGTAAAGATGTTACTTCATTAGCCGCGCTAATTGGTTATGTTAAAGCTTTATTAGAAATGTCTGAAAATGAAGTCGTAAATAGCCATCTCGATTCAAGTCTTGAACGTTTAGTTTCTTTTTACAAATATCAAACTACAAGCGGAGTTGCTGGGGTTGGTTGCAGTCAAAAACACCATAGTGGTTCTGAACAATATATCGAAAAAGCTCGATCTCTTTTAATTGAAACTAATATGATTAAATCAACGGGTATTGTCAATTAAATGGCACAAGTCTATCAAACTGACAATATGGAGGCGGGTATCCGCACAATGGTTGAGCGTAATGACCGATGTGTGTTGTATCTTAATTATGAGAACCCTAGGCCGATTAGACTTAGAGGTAATGACCTTAAAGACATTCGCGGTGCGGTATGTAAAGCTTCTCAACCAATGGCTAAACTCCAGCTACAAAGTTGGGTGCAGCAACGAGGGTTGCTTTATTACTCACCAGCAAGGCGGGTCAATCTATTACCTGAATGTGACGCTATGTTCTTTGTGGAGTCCCCACATATCTACGCACGGTATGCTGAGCTAGTCAAAAATGTTAAGCGTGAGATTGTGATTTACCGCCCGCCTACTTGGGCATTGCACGAGGAGTTGATTGAGCAACGCTACCCTACGTCTTATTTAAACTTGACGATGCTATTGGCAGTCGAAGGCTTTGTGCAACGTGAGCTGTGTGACATCCACAAAGCAGCGTTAAACTACTCAGGATTTGACCCTGAAGGCGCTTGCGTATTTGAAGCTGGCGACATCATGGAAGTCACTGGTGCCAAGTTACCTCAAGTCAATAAATTATTCCGAGAATACGGCTTCAGGAGTAAGTTCCTTCGCTACGATGTGATTGCACCGATGGCTGAACCTGATAACCCTTACTTGATGGAAATGTACCGCGAGATTGAAGCGTTGCCTGACGTTTACAATGGCTACCGTATGATCCCGTTTATGCGATTACCAGGTGAATACTTTAATAAGATGAACATACTGACACAATTGTACCGAGAGGGGTCTATTAGAAAGTTGCCGTCTATCTATGTACTAGAGGCGGGGTATCGTGCGAGAGAACGACACGTCGATGATGCTATTACAGTGGCTAATCGTGCTCAGTGGTTTAAGATGCGTAACCTTGTGGACAACGCACCTATATACCCGATTCCACATGAACAACTTGCTCACCTTGCTCAAATTCGATCTGAGAAACACGCACACTCTTTATTCTTGGCGCGGTTGTTTGATAAATCTGATTCAGCTCAGCGAGAATAGAGCTTTGCCCATCGTTACGAACAGTGTCATTCCCCGAACCCTTAAGTGCAATCGCGGCTTTGAGTTTGACCTCGGCCATAGCAGCACTATCGAAGCCCATCATGGCCATGTCGTGGATGACGTTAAGTGCGTCGAGTTTATAGTCTCGCGTCAGCAGCTCAAGCTGGTCCTCAAACTGCTCTCGGCTCATTTTGGCATATTCGGGGTCAAGTTTGACCTTAGCAATGGCGGCCACAAAACCTTGCATTTCCTCTGAGGCGCGGATATAACTATCCACCTCGCGGGCAGTGCAATTCAGATACGCTGCTGCTAGGAATAAGTCACCTTTACCAAACGTGAGCGCGTCACGAATGGTTTGCTCGGTAACTAATCCATCCATTAGAGCACTACGGGTCATTTTTTACGGCCACTTACTCGACTTAATGCTGTCATTTGAGATTGAGCTTCTTTTTTAGCACGAGCTAAACGCTCTTTATCAGCTTCAATCTCTCTAGCGCGTTGAAGGGTACGCAAGTCGTCTTGTGCTTGCCATTTTTTATCTTCGGCATCACGCATTGCCGATAAGCTAACTCTTGCCATTTTAAAACTCCAATCCTTTAGCGTAGCCCATTTTATGTAAAAGTGGTAGTTGACGTTTCATACGACCAGCCCCGATGTCAGGACGGTAGAATGGACTATTAGGTATCTTGACCTTTTTAACCGCACTGTAAGCATTGCGGCGAGCACCAGTGATCGTCTCACCAGTACCAGTGACCACCATTGTATAGTCACCACAGGTAACTAGGCCAGGTAAGTCCACTACTTTGTCACCAACCATACGTGGCGATGTACCGAGCATCACCTCTGATAGATGGATACGTTCTTCATCATCGGCACCGCGGATAGGAATACCGCAAAGCTCTTTATTTGTGATTTTCGAGTAAGGGAAGTCAGGTAGCGCGATAACTACACTGACACAGACTTCACCATTAATTGCTTCGATTGTGTCCTCACCATTGAGCAAGTCTAGTTGCCATTGGATAGGGTCAGCGTTTTTAATATGAGCAGTCACATTGTGTTTTGATGGCCAACCGTCACGCATTGTAAATTCCATTGGCCAAGGGCCATCAGCATCAATAATGCAATTGTTGTCGATGTAGCCCACATAACCTAGGCGCTCTAAGATAGGTGTCATTGGTAGCAATACTTGCTCAGCAAGCTTACTGCGTTTCACCATGCGAGATAAAGTACCCATCTCACCAGTGTTCACGCCTAAGTCGTCAGCCATGAGTTTTTTGTATTCCCAATTCTCATAGAACCATTGTGACCAACCGCCTGGCCCGAACCAACCGCCCACGGCCATCTCAATACCGTACTTGCGCTCTTGCAAGATGAAGCCTTCAGCTTTAGCAGCTTTACGTAAGGCTTCGTTGCCTTTCCAGCGGTTAAGCATGTACACCAAGTCAGCAGGGTCAGAAGCCACATAAGACAATGCTTTATTGGCATCACCTGAAGGTTTAGACACAAGGAATTGTGGATTTTTCTTAACGAAAGCGATGGCTGCATCATAATCGTGGAAAGCTTTAGACTCCATGATATTGATACCGACCTCTTTCATCGCCTTTTGCCCAGCATCACGATCAAGCTCAAGTGCAGCGGCTTCCACAGAAGGGGCTAGGATTGGATATCCTTTAAGACGATACGGCTCCATGAATTGCAAGTAGAAAACGTTATCAGGTAGATAGATTAGGTCAGCCCAGTCCATCCACTTCTTAGGGATTTCGTTCCAGTCATTAATCTTTTCAATCATGCCCATACCAGCTAGGCGGGGTGTACCGTCGGGGCGAGCTTTATCGAACCATTTAACTTGCCATCCAGCGTTCTTAGCGCGGAGGGCCATGTCTAGGCAGTTGGAAGCGTTATCAATAATTAGTAGTCGTTTACTCATGGTCATGTCTCTATTGCTGTTGATTACGGGATAGCATATTTAATAATTGTAAGTCACTTTGTGAAAGTGGTATACCGCTACGAACTTGTGGTGCAATTGCACCTGGCACTTGTGGGGCATTTCCTGAGATTAATCTATTTGCAATGTTTGGGCCAAGTCGATTATATAAATTGGCACCACCAACCACACCAGCCGTCGTGTGAGGGGCAACCGCCGCGGCACCAAGCTCACCAAGTACACCTCCTGCTTTACTTAATGGGGTAGTTGGCTCATTTAAAAATGCTTGCCCAATACGAGCAATGTCACCTAAATCACCAGCAGTACCTTTAGCCATTGCTGATTTACCAGCTTCAGTTGAAGTTACTCGGTTCATTAGTTTTGACGCACTAATATCACCTGCACCTTTAGCAACTAAAGGTTGAATTGTTTTAGCGTAAGCATATTGTTTACGGGCAGTATCAAATTCTGACAATTCATCAGGTTTAAGTTGACCACGTATTGAATCTAGCATTACATCATCTAAATTAGATAAAGCATTAACTAAATCCCCATCTTTAGAACGACGCATTTGACCTGTCAGTTGCGTTCTAACTTTTCGGAAAGTTTCACCATTAATTTGGCCATTTGCATCAACGTGTTTACTTAATTCATTGACATATTTATTAACAATTCGTGATACGTCACTTGTTTCAAACTCAGCATTTTGCATAACGTTTGATAAATTTGTTCTAAAATTTTGATCAACTGGAATATTATATTTTGATGAAATGTTACCAATCTTATCGCCTGAATTTTTAATTGCTTTACTAAATACATCAGGGGTCAATTTAGTTTTTGTAGCATCGCCGCCAATCACATCAATAATTGCTTGATTAAACTGAGTTTGACGTAATTCATCTTTTGCACCCGAAAATGGCACTTTTTCTAAAGTATCGCCTAACAATTTAGCTACTGAGCTATTGGTAAGCATATCAGGTCGAATCGTAATTCCACGATCAGCGGCTTTTTTAGCTAATTCTAATTTTTCAGGGTCTAACTGTGATCGAATTGCTGAACCTGCAATTTCAGGAATTTTTGCTAAGGTTTGACCAGCACTCGTAGCCGCCAAAGCTTTAGTTGGCACAGATATAGCTTTTCCAACCATACTTGGACCTTGCATTAAAGCACTTTCAGCAGGGCCTAAACCTTGTAATATTTTTTCACCAGTTTCTTTAATTCCTTCAGGTATAGCACCAACAATTGCTTTACCTTCACGAGTACGAGGTTCATATCCAAAAGGTGCTAACCCAGCTTCGACCACACCAGTAATTGGATCAAAAATTTGATGTGGTCGAGGTGCTGGGACTGGAGGTTGAGGTTGACCTTGCGTACCAAAAGGACCTAAATCTCTTGGGCCAGTAGGTTCACCTAGTTTAGACTGAATAAATGATTTAGCCTTTGCTGGATCAGTTTCAGCAATATCGTAGTACTTATCTTTATATTGATAGACTGGCATAATTTTCTCAATCTAATTTAATTGGGTTTTCTTTTGTACCAGGCGCACCACTACTCTTTTTAGCATCAGCCAAAGCGTCATTTGCAGCCTTTTGGTTAGATTTGACCACGTCTTTAACCGCTTTAACTATTGATGGAATAGCTGTTGGTGCATATTGATCCATAATTTCAGTTGCTTGCCTACGTGAACCCTCTGTAGGTTGACCACCCTTATTAATAACTGTTGCAAATTCATCACGTAATGCAATCAATTTAACTTTGTATGCAGATAAATCAGGATCACTTGTCTCAGATTGCAACAATTGAGATACTTTATTAAATTGTTTGAGTTTTGACGCATCTAATTTTTTTGCAGCAGCTTCAACTTGATCGCCAATACCACCTTTATCAGTGATAGCTTTTTCAACTCGTGCAAGACTAGCGGCTTGATTTGCAAGAACTTGAACTTCTTTAGTCTGTTCTTTTGTACCCAAACGTTTTGATATTACATCATCGGCAGTATAACCTTTAGCCGCCCAATCACTCACAATTCTATTCCGTTCAGTTAAGTTTTTTACTCCCATACGTGACATAAATGAAGGGTCGCGTAACGCTAAATCATCTAATAAATCTTTAGCTTCAGGTGTAAGTTGACTTGCAGTTTGACCTTGATTAATTCGTTGTTGACCTTGACCAATACGTTGAGCACCTTGCTCAATACGTTGTTGACCTTGACCTTCCATAACATTGTAATGTTCACCACGTTGCTCTAAACCTAATGCTTGCAAATCAATTTTTTTACCTTCATACGCTAATTGATATGCAGTTTTAGCAATATTAGCAGCGTCCATTTGCCGCTTCATGTCAGTCAACTCTTGTTTATTTTGCTCGTCAAACAATGGCTTCATCTCAGCCATGGTGTCATACCATTGGTCTTGAGGCACACCTTGGGCTTTAAGTAATTGAACCACGCTGGCCACAGTCAAAGGCTTAGTGCCAATGTCATTCGTTGCTGGTGGTGCAGGAGGTTGCATCATTTGCATACCACCAGATTGAGGAGGTTGACCTTGCGCTAGGCTTTGTACTGTTTGATATGGAGGTAAACCGCCACCCATTTGTGGTGGACGTGTTGGCATACCTCCTGATTCACCTGGCATAATACCTTGCGCCATTGGAGGCGCAGCGCCTTGCATACCGCCCATACCACCGTTAGGTGATTGTGGAGGCGCCATTGGCACTGAGGCTTGGCCAGGTGCGGGAGGTTGAGGGCCTTGCCCTTGACCGCCAGCCACAGGAGGGGGCATACCATACGCTGAGTTAAGTACGCTTCCGTAATTTTGTTGAGCTTGCAGTTGACGCGCTTGTTGTTGCTTAGCTTGCTCAATTTGCCAAGCTTGGTAGTCCATTTGTTGCTTGCGCTGAGCATCGGCTTGCTGTTGTTGCTGAGCGTTTAAGATACCTTGTGCGAAACCTGGAGCTAGTAGTGCCATGATAGCCTCTTATGATGCTGAGTAATATAAGCCTGAAGTATCAGGTAATGCGCCAGGGCCAGTGTAAACGCCAGCTTGGTTATAGTTGCCTTGGTTAGCCATAGATTGTGAGCTTGCATTACCGCCACCAAAAATGTTGGTATTGAGCCAGTTGCCCACAGCAGGATTGCTACCGATTTGATAACCTAACTGAGCATTAGCGGCATTGTTAGCGGTGTTGACTGCTTGCTGACCAGCATATTGATTGTATGCGTTCATACTTGCAGCTTGACCCATGCCCATGTAAGCCTGAGCTTGGTTCATGTTAGTAGCATTAAGCCCTTGCAAGCCAGCCATTTGCTGAGCGTATTGCTGACCGACCACACCAGGTTGTTGCGCGGCGTATTGCTGTGCTGATAATGGCACTTGACCAGCTTGTTGTTGATAACCACCAGCAGTACCATAAGCACCCGCTTGTGCAGCTAGGTTAGCACCAGTCAATTGACCTTGAGCACCACCCGCTTGACTACCTTGAGCCATTGCACCAAGACCTTGTGCTTGACGGGCTAATTGTTGATTTTGCCATGCAATGTCAAAGTTTTGCATTGATTGGTTGTATTCAGCGCCGCCCACAGCAGAGTTACCCAAGCCACGCATTGCTTGACCCGCGTTGACCTGTTCGGTTAGTTGCTGTTGCGTTTGCTGGAATAGCGCGTTTTGTGGGTCAAGCGCAGTCTGATAGACTTGGTTCCCAGCATTGTACAAATTCTGTTGCTGCTGGCTAGATAAAGCTGCTTGCTGACCGTAAGCACCAGCTTGTTGACCAGCCACATTAGCGCCTTGACCGTAATAGTTACCTGCTTGACCGTATGCTTGTAGGTATGGGTCATAATTAATTGCATTTTGTTGTTGTAATGATTGTTGGAATAACGGGTTCGCACCTTGATACGCTTGGTTGACGATATTTTGGTTTTGACCATACGCTTGTTGCCATGCAGTATCGGCACCGCTTTGCCATGTTGGTTGATAAGCAGGTGCGCCACCACCTGAGTATTGGCTATCGCCACCACCCAATAAACCCCCGACCACATTACCTGCCACTGAACCTAAAACTGGCCCTGCGATGGCACTAATAAATGACGGGCTAATAATCGCAATTAGCATTTTGTGAATTTTAAGCATTGCAGCGTTCCTCTATAAGCATCATATCCACGTTCTCAACGTCTGTGTGATCGGTTGCGTGGACGCAGAACCAAACGACTGGGGTGAGGGCTTCGACGGAATGATGCTTATTTGCTTCAATCGTCAAACATTGAGGGCCAGTAAACTCCGCAGCCACACCATCAACCACAACCCTAGCTGTACCACTTGCTAAAATGCTCATGTGGTCAAACGTGTGGCTATGTTGGCATAACTTACTACCTGCGGGGACATGCACCTCTTTAGCGTAAACCCCTGAGTTGAAATGATGAATAACGTCAACATTGCCAACTTCTTTTAAGATACGGTCAACTTCAGTTGTTGAAGTACCTTTAGGGATATACGCTGTGTCCTCAAATCTCATTTGCTCTTACCTCTGTGTTTAGCTTTATATTCGGGTAAATGGTGACTATGTAGTGATTGTACACCAGTTACTTGACCTGCTGCTTTAGCTACTTTAGCAGCTTCACCACGATTAGCAAATTTGCCATTGCTAAGTAAGAAGCCACGTTGACCTTCAGCGTCAATGTCTTTATGTTGCAACCCTAATCGTGGGGCTGGTACAACTTTACCTGAGCTAGTTTTAATTGCTGGGCGTGCGACTTTAGTAACCATGATTAGCTCGCCACAGGTGTCGATTGATGTAGCAATTGGTCTTTTGCTTGACTGCCAGCAGATGACCCGAAATAAAACCCAATAATGCCAGTCCAAGCGGTACCTAATGAGCCAAGCATAATCATTAGCTCGTCAGACTTAGTAGCATATCCCGCCATCAATGCGTAAAGAATACCAAAGAAGCCGAAGGTCACAAAAATAGCTAACGCGCCAGGTATCAATGATTTTGTGGTAGCTTGCATAGTACGTGCTGAGCTACGATCTTGAACCGCTAATTGCTCAAAGTTTAAGCCTAGTTGCTGGGCTTGAGATTGCAATTGCAACTCAGCTTGTTTAAGTGAAGCGATTTGATCGGCAGATAATTTTCCGCTTTCGATAGTTTTATTGACATCATTCTCATTCACGCCAAGGGCTTTAGAGATTGCGGTTACTGCTAATCCAGCTAGTGGACCACCTAGACATGATGCAATGGTTGGTGCAATTTGTTCTAACCAGTTCATTTTTTAAACTCCTTATCATGTTCCTCTAATATACGGATTCGCACATTTAATTCGCCAATCTTACCGTTTAATTCTTCTTTAAGTTTATTCCGAGCTTCCGCTGAAATAGGGCTATCAGTAGGCACACCTTGTGGTGTAATTAATGCTGGCATTTTAGAACGAATATCGACTAACTCATTTTGCATACCATTTACGCTAGTAATCATCCAACCAACGGCTGCGACCATTACTGGAAATATCATCGAAATAAGTTTGCCCATATCCATATTAAGCACCATTCGTATAAGTTGCGACGCCATTCACAAAATGAGCAGTCAATACTTCACGACGCATTTTAGGGTCAAACGAGATATGAACCCAAGTGCCTTCTTGTATTAATTGGTCAAACTGTAAGTCTGAGGCGGCAAGCTGTTTAACGATGTCGAGAGGTGTGCCACGATCAGGGCAAGTAAAATCAGCAGCATAACCATCCATGTGAGCTGAATTGCTCGCACCATGTAAAGCCTTATTCAATGCAGGGCAACGATAGCCTGAACTAATTAGGAGGGGGCTGTTGTATATGCTCAGCAAGCTACGCACTTTTTCTAAACCTTGAGCCAACACATTAAGGTTGGCTAATATTGCGTCTGAAGGCGTATTGTCGATACCTAAGCGTACCGCTGTGTCTGAGCGAATAAGCTCCTCAAGACTAAAGTGAGTTGTTATTTGTGTCATTTTGTTTACCGTGAATTAAGCGTTGAACAGTTTTGGTCTCATATATCCGTAAGCAAACCCATAGGAAGGAAAGCCATGTGGTCACGACTGGTAATATGCCAGTTAGCACCCCCGCTAAGCCAGCAATGGCTCCAATGTCGATGGCGTTTTTAACGTGATCGTGTTCCATTTTTAATTACTCCACTGAGCTTTCGGTTGCGCTGGCCACACGATGTCACCAGCTACGGGATTAACTGCAATTGAACGGATGGCACTACGGTAAGCAACAAACGCAGCACCATTATCTAAATGTGGTGACAATGACTGATCGTTTACACTAGGGATTTCTGACCAATCGGTATCAAGAAGTAATTGAGTAGCAGTTGCTTTATTTTGCTCAGCCGTTGGCGCTGAAGGTAAAGGTGGCCAATTACCAGTAATATTTACCCAGCCATTTGCAATTGCTTGGTCAATATAAGGTTTTTGCGTTGGGTCGGTTTCGTCATACCCAAAAACTTCTTGATTAGCTGGATTTTGATAATAAATCATAATTTTTTCCTTAACGTAATTCAACCCATTGACTTAAAGTACCAGTGCCACTTGTACCACCACTAGCTGAGACTGAATAAGTTGCCCCGATTGGGACGATTGCAGTGATTAGATTTCCATATCCAGCATTAGCAGAATACGTAGTCATGTGACCAACTGTTGTACCTGCCACTGTAACTGTTAAATCAAAAGATCCACTTCCTGCCGAAATAGCTCTAACTGAAATTTCAATAGGAACTCCAGTGGAATTTGTATATGTAGTTAAAAGCGCTCGACTTGAAGTTACATCTTGCCAACTTTGAGAACCTTGCCCTAAAGCATTGGTAACATTCGTTGCAAGAGCTGCTAGTGTTGCAGTTGCGGCATTACCCGTGCATGACCCTGAAGAACCGCTGGCATTACCAGTGATGTTGCCAGTGAAACTCACTCCTGAAATTGAACCGCCCGTAATTGACACTGAGCTTGAGCTTTGGAAAGCCATTGTCCCTAAACCACTTAATGCAGCAGGTGCAACTAATTGAAATTCTGTACCGTCGTATTGAACGATGATAATAGCATTTGCTGTGATGTCACCAGAAGCTAATGCTGTGCTACCTAATTTTGTGACAGCTTTGGCCCCTACGCCGTTTACATTTAGAGTTACTGCGCCAGTATTTGCGCCCGCTGATATGAAGCTAAACATTTGGCCAGCTTGATAAGCTGTAATAGCTGGAGTTAAAGTGCCAACGATTGTATTTGTACCTGCTACCGAGGATAAGAATGTAAGACTTGAGTTTTGTACTTGAGCGCCTGTTGTGAAGTCCACACCAGCAACGGCAGGGAGTGTATTACCTGAACCATCACCTTTAAGCATACCTGAGCCACTTGTTGCGGCACAAGCATTGCCGTTTACTTGGTTTTGAATCCAGCTAAACAGTGTCATTACTTGAGTTGCGTCCTCAACCGTACCATTTTGTAAGGTGGTTGGAAATGTGCTGATAATGTTACTCATAATCTACCTCAAGCCTGTAATAAGTAGCCAGTACGTTGATACCTTGCATAGAATGTACCAATTGCAATGGATGTGGATGCTGGCGCAAGTACGTCAATTGCTAGTTTATTGAATACCAACGGTATTGTCCAGTTTACTGCGTAAGTTCTAGGTGAAATTGTTGAGCTTTGCCATGAAGTACCATCGCCCCACTTATTAGACCCCCAAATACCGCCAACTTGACCAGTCGTTACGTTAGTACCGTTGATATAGTTACCTTTATCATCATAAGCTGAAATGGCATACGTAGTTGCGTTACCGATAGATGAAAGCTCAATTGTGGATTCCACAACCTGCTTCATTTCCATGTCATCACGTTTTGGGAATTGCGCTGATTTAAGCTCTACATTGTAAGTCACCCCGTTATCGTTATAGACGGTTGACGAGCTTGGGTAAACATACCCGTTAAACATTTTTGCCCCACTACCATACCCTGAAAGTATGAAATAGTTACCTGCTGACGATACACAGTCATATACGAAGCTGTGTGGGCCATTCCAACGCTTTTTACGCGTATCAAACCAGTAGTCGTATGTGCCAGCCACACCATCGACAATGGTAGGAATACAGATGCGATAAATGTTGCCAGCGAACGCTGCCGCAACACGTGTAGGCTGAGTAATGTATCCGAAAGGTTGTCTAATATCAGGTGTCGCACCATAACCGTCTTGGTAAGTCACTGGCATTACTGCACCAAAAGCATTAACCAAATAAGCTGAGTCAGGGCCAGCAAAGAATGTCCCTAATGGTGATGGTACAACTGACCTTGGACATACTGATCCAATGTTAAGCGACAAATAGTTAAGCGATAATGATCCCGTAATTGCTGAGTCACCCGTAATTTGCCAAATTTGAGTTGCTTTAAATGCAATAAGCGCAGCAATAACACCTGCGGAAGTAGTTTGCACAGGTAGCCCTGATAATGCGGTAATTGGGCTAGTGTCACCTAATGTCAATGACTGACCTGCGTTTGTCATTACAGTTGGATTGAGTGAGTCACTGTAATAAGCAACGTTACCGCAAGCAAAGTATGCTCGGTTGTTTAAGTTAGCTACAAAAGTTGGGACGCTAGGTAAACCATGACTTGTTGTGTTCATGGTGCTATATGCTGGTGCTGCAGGGTTACTAATGTCAATCACACCGAAGAATGACGTACCAGTACCACTATACCCAGGGTGAGTAATGATAAGTTTAGAACCAATACTTGCAATACTTGGCGGTGTCCAAGCACCTGTGGTTGGCGGTGATGTTGGACGACCTTCAGAATTACCAGCCGTAACACCGCTAATGGTAATAAATGATCCGTTTTGAATGTTGTAACAAAATGGTTGGTCTTTACCCGCAGTAAGTCCTGTGGCTACCATACCAAAAATATAGTTACCAATGGTAATTTGAACAGAAATGAAACCAGGTGTTGTGAACCCTGCAAAAGAAGTGAAACCTCCATCAACGCCTGGTCTAGCAACTACAATCTCAGGGTTAGATTGGTCAAATACTAAGTTTGATAGCTTACGACATGCACCTGGGAATACATCCGTTGCATCGTAGGCGTCAGCTAATCCCTTCGGAGTAAATCTGACGGGTACTGAATCTGCTATAGGCATAATTTACCAAGGGTCAAGTTTCGTTGGACGGTTAGAACCACCAATACGGAATCGGCGAGGGTCTAATTGCACTTCTTTAACAACTTGTTGCTCGTCACCTTCAGTAAGTAAATGAGCTTCAAGCATCTTGTCACACATTGCCACCCACGCATTGTAGCGAGAGTCGTCAGTGATACGCATCATACGCATCGCTGTGGCTTCAATCAGGTAGTCTTGGTCTGAAAACCACGGAATAGCCGAGCTGGTTTCAGGATTTGTAATTGGGTTTTGACGCAAATAATAACGATGGGTAACAGTTATGTTTTGTGCCGATTGAGGGTAGATATAAAGCTGACCTAAGCCACCAGTCGCTACGGCTGAAAGGTCACTAGCCCACTCGTAAGGGTAGTTTGCCAAGCTGACTTGTTGTGTCTCAGAGTCGAATTGTTTTAACGATGCTGGATTTAAGAAATAAGGCTCACCTTGAATTTCATAAAACATATCGTATGTTCTTAAGTAATTGGCCTCTAATGGAAACGGGCCATTACTATAAGCAGGAATAATTAAGTTTGTAGTGATTAAATTAACTTTTAAGTTACGGTGCAGCACAAGATCGTCGAGCACAAAATTCAACGCCCTGCCCCCCTGCGCGGTGAATCCTGGACACTTAGCTATCGCTAGAGCATCGGCAACGATCTGTGCTGCGGTGTAACTCATATTAGCCTAAACCGACCTTTTTCTTAGCTTCAGAAATGGCCAGCTCACCTTTCTCAATATCTTCAGTAACGCGAGTAATGTTAGTACCCATGTTTTGAATAGTAAGCTTTTCTTGTGACGTTAGTTTAGCACCATTCTTTTGTTTTGACTCAAGATTTTCTAAAACCTCTTTCATTTGTTTTAGAGCTTGTACGCCTTGGTCACGACGAGCTTCCAATTCAGGAATCTCAGAACGAGTACGCTGGTGATCTACAATGTCGTGGAATAAATTTACACGGTTATTCACAGACTCGACTGACTCACCTTCGTATAAATAGCCACTAACGTTGATTGTTTTACCATTTGGCATAGTCGCTTGAATACTGAAATTACCAGTTACTAAAGCGCCTTGCAACGTGCCTTCTTCTTTCTTAGTCATTTGGTCATACTCCTTAGATTAACGTGTTTTGCCCATAAAATGGCGATTTGTTGGGCGACGATACGCATTTTCATTGTCGCCATGAATTGACTTCTCATGGTCCCAACAACGAGCAATACGGCTCTTTAAATCGGTCAGTGTATACAAGTCAACGGTATAGGTCTCATTATGGAAATAATCTTGACCATTAGTTGTGAGTGAGATACCTGCGCCTGTTGGCAATTGTATCTGATAAAAATAAGTTGGTACATCAACCTCTACGAATTTTTGCTTACGTTCGTCGGTTTCCCAAGGGTTGGTGCATTTTTTAATCTTTACAGTTTTACCTGTTGGTTGTTCGTCGCTATTGCCCACATACATGCCAGCTTCGGCTGTGGCTAACGCATTACTTTCAGCAACACTACGTGCTTCCTGCTCTTGAAGTAACTGAGCTTGAAGGGCCGCAATCTGTGACTGCAACTCAGCTAATGTGACTTCTTTATTTTCAGTTTTAGGTAGTGATAATTTTGTATTTTCTTGTGACATGATCTTGCTCCTTAGTGAATAAGAGGGGCCGAAGCCCCCCTTAAGGTTACGTCATTATTCTGACGCAGTACCAGCAGTGTAGCCTACGCTAAATGCTGAGCTTGCTTCAGTACGAGCCATGTACGCATTGTTCAAGATGATAGTACCGTACATCATCTTCCAAGATACAACGCGAGTTTGGTTCATCGGATCTGACTTATCAGCACCTTGCAAGTAGTTGTATTCCACATCATCAAGCAATACTTGGCCATAAGCGTCCATACCGAAGAATAATGTTGGGAACACTGTTACGCCTGTTGCTGGTGCAGCAGGTGGTGTTTGTGCAACACCAGTACCAGTGATAACTACTGTTGAGCCTGAAGCCAATTGAGTTGCGTTACCAGCTAATGGGCCAGTTGAAGGACCTGAAGCTGATAGACCCAAGTTAGCTGGGCTTGCAGTTGTGCCGATGTACACGTTAAACACATAACCTGCCAATGTTGGCAATGTTACGCTGATAGAACCTGCACCTGAACCACCAACTGTCAATGCACCTGATACTTGGTAAATACGTTGTTCAACTGAAGTCGCTGTAGGAGCGCCAGTCACTTGAATGTAGTATGTACCAGCAGCCAAAGCACCACCAGTTGTTGCTGGAGTACCAGTAACGGCAGCTACACCAGTCCAGTAAGGCATCATATTGGTTTTGCAGAAACGTGCGCCGCCCCACTCGCCAAGGTCATTGTTATACAAGCGATTGATGTCGCTGTATGACCATGCAGTAGCAATAGTAGAGTTTTGACGCAAATCTTGAGCAACCAATGGATGAATCAATGCAACATAGTGAGGCATGATACCTGGTTTAGATGAAGCTTTAGTACGTGCATCAGCGTCAATCATCATGTCGATACGTTCATCGCCATTGAATGTTGGTGCGCCGAATGTTTCTAAAGAACCAACGATTTTTGAAATTTCAACTGGAGTCATCACGTCAGTAGCAACCAATGCTGCACGGTTAGCTTTACTATTTGCATAGTTGACTTGAGTACCTGTCAATAGAATGTTCAATACGTTACGTTCGATAGTTTCAGGTTGTTGGATACCAATCAAACGGATCGCTTGTTTAAACAACGGATGTTTGATAGTCATATCGGCAACGTCAGTCACACGAACCAAGTCACCCCATTGTTGAGCAGTCGCGCTAACTTGAGCAATTGTGATTGACTCACCTGCTGCTGCAACGCCTTCGCTCAATGGTGCGAATGGAAGTGGTAAACGCTCATAACGAGTAGCGGTGTAAGTCACACCAGTATTCTTGTCGATTTTAAGCGGTTGACCGAATTGATAAGCCACTAATTGACGTTGAGCAATACGCAATACTTCATCAGCAATGTGTAACTCAATATCGTTAGCGATAGTTTGGCCTGAAGGACCTGGTGAATAGTTAGTAATAGCTGGTGAGATTAAACTCACTAGAGATAACCACATATTTTTTAGTAAAGCTTTCATTTTAGTTTCCTTAGAAAAAATTTGCATTAGATGCGAATATTCTCTAAACGTTTTGCTCGCTTTTCAGCCTCAGACATAGAGCTAGAACCTCTAGCGTTTACATCTGATCGAGCACCTGGCGTCGCTGGACGTTTAGAGCCACTTGTGGTCTTACTTCCAGTTGTTTTTAATTTGCCCGCAAGCATATCTTCACCAACCAAAATCGCTAACAATTTCTCACGAGGAGCGTTTTGTCCACGACCTCTGATCTCGGTCAACATACTTTCAACTCGGTCTTTATAGGCCTCATACAACTTAGGCTTTTCAGAACGAATACGGTCAAAAGCAGATTTATCAGCTAAATCCTCAGCACGGATAATTGCATTTTGAGATGCTTGACGAGCTTGACGGGCCTCACGAGCTGACTGAACGGCATATTTTTGCCAATCACTAGCTTCGGGATTGCGTAAAACTTGCTCCTCTTGCTCCCACAACACTTGATCCTGCGTTGGTTGTTGTGGCTGACTTGGTTGGCTACGAGCCGTTGCCAAATCCGCTTCCAACTTACGTTTAGCGTCTTCCGCTGCTTGTGCTCGTTCACGGAGGGTTCTAATCTCTTTTTGAGCACGAGTTTCACGAGGTGCAGGTTCAGGATCTAAGTCGTCATCGTCATTCGGATTAGGATCTAAGTCGTCATCGTCATTCGGATTAGGATCTAAGTCGTCATTCGGATTAGGATCTACATCATCGTTCGGATTAGGATCTAAATCGTCATCATCGCCCACATGCGGTGAAACTAACAACTGTAAAAATTTCCACAAATTAAACATAATTACTACTCCTTTGGTCGGTTACGCCAACCCAGCGAAATGACTCTTTACGGGAATCACGCGAGGGTACTCGTATATCTAATAATAGCCATTATTCGTTCTCGGTGTGGGGGATGTAACCAACCATCCGTTCCATACGCTGATAACAAACTAAGCAAGTGTTGAGAATAGCCTTTGTCGACTGCATATTTGTCAGCGGCTAACTCATGGTTCCGACAAATACGTAAAAACCACCATGGGTTCCACCAAGCGATTAAGAATAATAATGCCATTCTTTTCTCAGAGTGATGTAACTCACAATGACCTTCTTCATGTGCGACTGCCCCCGTTTGTTGCATCGGCGACAATCGCTTAAACCTTATACCTAAATAAATACGTTTGAACCAAAAAAAGCTAAATGCACGGGCAATGATTGGTTCGTCTACATCTACTAATCTCATGTATTAGTATCCACCACTGTACCAGTCTCAACTGGTGCATCAACTTTAGTCTCAACTGGAGCTTCAACTGTCTCAACTGGAGCCTCAACTGTCTCAACTGGTGGTTCAACTGTCTCAACTGGTGGTTCAGCAGGTGCAGTCTCAACAGGTGCAGTCTCAGCAGGTGCAGTCTCAGCAGGTGTAGCATCAACCGCAGTTTGAGCTGGAGTTGTATTAGCTAGCGTTGCAAGTGCTGGTGAGATTGGGTCGTTACCACCAAAGCCACCTGTAGTAGTGCTTGTGTCAGCACCAGCAGGTAAAGCTGAAGGAGGCGTACCATCCACTGGGTTTACTGGATCATTTTGACCAAAACCTTTTTTGAATGGATCGACTGCCACGTCTTTACGTGAAGCAAATAATGCTTCAGCAGCATTTAAAAATTGTACTACTTCGCTATCAATGTCGTGACCGACATCAGAAGCGATTTGTTGTAATTCAGCAAAAGTAACCATTTTATTCACCTTGAGTTGGTACTGATTCAGCATTTGCTGATTCAGAAGTTTGTACTGGTGCAGCCTCAGTTACAGCAGCTTCTTCAGCTAATTGAGGTTGCGCTTGAAATTGAAGCTTACTAATCAAACCCGCTGCTGTTTTAAATGGTAATTCAGCCAAGCCAGCGATTAATACATTTGCTTCTTCGGTAGTCACATTAAAAATCATTTTAGTCATCCTTCTTTAATTAAGTTACGGGTTGGTCATTATATATTATCGTAATTCCATCCAAAATACACCACTATTTACTGTTTGAATAGAATAAGTGTTTCCGTTAGGAATTACTAAAGTAATTGCAGAAAATGCTGGGAAAGTTTGAGTTTGTGTACCATTAATATTGACCCAGCTAGAAGAACCGCCAGCTTCCATATAAACAAATATTGGCTTACCCGTGCTGTTTGTATAAGTTGTATTTGCTGCACGACTACCTGATACGTTTTGCCAAGTTTGACCATAACCTAAACCTGTTGCACTTGCCGCCGCACTTGTCCAAGTTGTACCATTTGAAGTTAATACGTTACCTGACGCTCCTGGGGCGACCATATTTCCAGATAAAGCCGCCGTCCCATTGCCTAACATTACACTATTTGCCGTCAAACTTGATGATCCACTACCACCATTGGCAACTGCTGCAATTCCTGAAATGTTAGTTGCTGTGGTTGCAGTTGCGGCGTTACCCCCAATACTTAATCCTGCGGCTGTACCAGTTAGCCCAGTACCAGCACCACTAAATTGCGTATTAGCTGTAATAGTTGTACCTGTAATTGCGGCAGGTGTTGTACCACCAATGGCAGGAGGTGCAGCTAAGTAGTTACTGAAGCCCACGCCTGAAATCGTGCTTGACGCACTTAATGTTGTAAATGCGCCTGTATTTGCTGTTGTTGATCCAATAGCAGGTGGTGCAGCTAGGTAGTTACTGAAACCCACACCTGAAACCGTGCTTGATGCACTAAGCGTAGTGAACGCGCCAGTGCTTGCGGTTGTTGCACCAATACTTATAGCATTGAAAGCACTGACCGTTGAGCCTAAAGCCGCAGCCGTTGCACCAAAAGTAATTGAGCTATTAGTCAACGCACCGTTAGGAATACCTGTAAAGTTTGTACCGATTAATGTTGGGGTTGACGACCAAGTATTTGCGGCACCTGAACCGTTACTAATCATTACCTGACCAGCAGTACCAAAGCCAGTAGTGCCTGACAATGCAGGTGTAGTACCTAAGTTAGTTGATAGACCAATCGCACCTGACGTATTAATAACGTGAGCTGAAGCGCCAGTGGCACCCCAAGCAAAGTATGACTTATAGCCGTTACCTGAACCAAAAGTTATGTCACCATCGTGGCCTGAGAAGTACACACCATTGTTGATTGAGAAAAAGTCACTTGGTGTTCCACTTGAGAACACTGAGCTATTCATCCCAAACTCACCGTAGTAGCTTGAATCAGTACCTAGGTCATTACTCAACACATAGTTAGTTGATGCACCAGTTGTACCCGATTTATTTTGCAATATAGTTTGCAAATAATTATTAGCGACCGTTGAACCTGACGCATAACTTGTATTAGAGGCATTGAACCCTAGTACTGGCGTAACACTCGTTACTGTATTTGTAGATATTGTGGTAAACGCACCGCTATTAGGTGTCGTACTACCGATTGCGCCTGGTACAGCCCAAGTATTACCCAACAATTGTGATACATTCAAATTTGGGACAACTGTTGTACTGGTAATACTAAATGGGGCTGTGCCTGTAGCGAGTGTGCTGGTGATCACACCACTTGCTTGTAATGTTGTGAATTTCCCAGTGGACGGTGTTGCTGCACCGATAGGTGTATTGTCTAAGCTATCGAGGGTAAGTGACACGCCAGTGATTGAACCGCCAGTGATAGTAGCATTAGCTGTAG